CGGCTGGTGGAGCTTACCCCAATCCCAGATAAGTTCGGCAAAGGCGTGGCTTGGTGATGGTTGATTCTACTCTCTGTCAATTGGATAGGAATAGATAGCTATATGGTCCCACCCAGACTCTCACACTCGCCCATTCATGGCACCTCTAGCGGCTACTCCTCTCTCTATCGAATCTATCGGCTTATCAGACTAAAACATGGAACAATTCAACAGGGGGGAGGGGGAATCTGCGTTGTTTATATATAGTAGTTGCCACCCAGATACAAAAAAGAGTGAAATTAGAAAAGAGGAAAGCCTTGCAATTACTATCTAAACGGCCCATTCTGTTATGCGAATAAGTAATACCGGAAAGAGGATTTGTATTTCCATAGATTTATCTATAGGATAGGGGGGGTATGGCGGGCTTAGTGGCCCGTTTCACTTTTAAGGAGTCCAAAATGGAAAAGAAACCAGACCACACAGTTGAGTATACGTCCATTGATTACCACTCAATGTGCGAGAAATCCAAAAGGCGCGTAAAAGAGATGCAACAACAGGGCATCCCAACGATGCACGACTCTAAATCCAGCCCTGATGAAATAGGGCAGATGCCTAGTTATTCGATTGTGATGATGGGCTAACAATGGATAGCTCTAAATCTGGCGATGAGGCCAATCAACCACGAACTCAAAGCTCTGGTAGACCCTCAAAGCGCGACCTTGCTGTAAATTCCAAAAAAGGAAGAGGTAAGGTAGGGCGTCCAAAGGGTGACGCGGCGATAATTAACGAGTATAAGGCCCGTATGCTGGCCTCGCCACGCTCCAAGAAGGTGATGGATACGATTTTTGAGGCGGCTTTAGACCACGACCACCGTAATCAGGCGGCGGCATGGAAGCTGGTAATGGATAGAATCCTGCCAGTAGCGGCATTTGAGAAGGATGTTGTGCAGAGCGGCGGCAAAAGCGCCATTCAAATCAACATCACGGGACTTGGCGCGGCAGAGGTGTCGGGCCACAGCACAATTGACGGAGACTCCGGTGAGATACTTCGAGATTGAGGAGTTTGACTGCTCTGCCACAGGCAGAAATGCAATGAATCCTGCTTTCTTAGAAAGAATCGACGAACTCCGACATCGCTGTAACTTCCCTTTCCTAATTACCTCTGGGTATAGAGCGGAAACTCACCCTATCGAAGCTGAAAAATCTAAACCTGGCACTCACTCTAACGGCATTGCGGCAGATATAGCGGTTTCTAATGGGGCAGATCGCTACAAACTATTAACTACTGCTTTACAAATGGGATTTACAGGGATTGGCGTAGCCAAAACCTTTATCCATGTAGATGACAGGAAAAGTGCCCCCGTAGTTTGGACGTACTGATGCTATATACAACGAACACAAACGTAACAACGACAGACACATCAACCATTGTGACTGTGCCAAGCGGCTATGTTGCCCATTGGAATATGTTGTTTGTCAGTAACATTGGTGGATCTACCAATGGCGTTGGGATTTATGTGGATAAAGCAGACTCAACGAGAGTTGATGTGTTGGGCGGTGGAAACCTGTCTTCCAAAGATTACATTTTGCTTAGTGACGCTGTTTTTGTATTGCAAGCTGGAGATGTAGTGAAAGCATTTACCACATCCGCAGGTGATGTGGAGTTTGTTTTGACATTTGACCTGTTAGAAGCGCCAGCGACTTTCGTTAGCTTTTCATGACCGACCTGAATGTAGAGTTATTGCCGTGGCAAACCGATGTTTATTCGGACACTACGCGGTTTAAGGTTGTAGCGGCAGGACGCCGAACTGGAAAGTCTAGGCTTGCGGCATGGATGCTGATTATTAATGGCCTTCAAGCAGATAAAGGTCATGTTTTTTACGTTGCGCCCACCCAAGGTCAGGCCCGTGACATCATGTGGCAAACCCTTTTGGAGCTAGGACACCCTGTAATATCTGGATCGCATATAAATAATCTCCAGATCAGGCTGGTCAACGGGGCCACTATTAGTCTTAAGGGGGCCGATAGGCCAGAGACAATGCGTGGCGTGTCCTTGAAGTTTCTTGTGATGGACGAATATGCGGATATGAAGCCCGATGTATGGGAACAGATCCTACGTCCAGCACTTGCAGACCAAAAAGGAAGTGCTTTGTTTATTGGGACCCCTATGGGGCGCAATCACTTCTATGAGCTTTATAAGTATGCCGAGCTAGGAGAGGACGAAACCTACAAAGGCTGGCACTTTACAAGTTACGACAACCCAATTCTGGATTCTGAAGAGATTGATATAGCCAAGAGGTCTATGTCCTCCTACGCATTTCGCCAGGAATTTATGGCTTCTTTTGAGGCTAGAGGCTCTGAAATGTTTAAGGAAGGCTGGGTTCAGTTTGGCGATTGCCCAGATGTGGGTGATTACTATATTGCAATTGACTTGGCGGGCTTTGAGGATGTCAATAAGAAAAGAACAAAGAACACGAAGCTTGATGAAACCGCTATTGCTGTTGTGAAGACAAATCCTGATGGGTGGTTTGTAGAAAACATTATCCACGGGCGCTGGGATTTAAATGAAACAGCAGTCAAAATTTTTCAAGCAGTGCGTGATTACAGGCCCATTAGCGTTGGAATTGAAAAAGGAATTGCAAAGCAAGCAGTTATGTCTCCGCTAACTGACTTAATGAAACGGTATGGTGTTTTTTTTAGGATTGAAGAGTTAAGTCACGGCAATCGCAAAAAAACAGACAGAGTAATGTGGGCTTTGCAAGGGCGTTTTGAAAACGGTTATGTTACTTTAAACAAAGGGGAATGGAACAATAGATTTTTAGATCAGCTGTTCCAGTTTCCAGATGCACTAACTCATGATGACTTAGTTGATGCTTTGGCATATATTGACCAGCTAGCTCAAGTTGCATACGACTATGACTATGAAGTTGATAATCATGAGATCATGGATGTTATTGCAGGATATTAAATAGGAATTCAAGATGGCAGAAGAACTGTATAGCCCAGATCCAATGATGATTGAAGATTCTCTTGAGTCGTGGGTCATAAATAAGTGTGACCAGTGGAGAGATCATTATGAATCAAACTACGAAGCGCGTTTTGAGGAATACTATCGGTTATGGAGAGGTCAATGGGACCCTGTTGACTCCGAAAGAGCATCAGAACGTTCTCGCATTATCTCTCCTGCGCTTCAGCAGGCTGTAGAGTCTAATGTCGCAGAGCTTGAAGAGGCTACCTTTGGGCGTGGCAAGTGGTTTGATATTTCAGACGAAACAGGCGATACAAAGCGGGATGACGTTCTTTATCTGCGCAAAAAACTTTCAGAAGACTTTGAGAGTAACAAAATTAGGAAGGCGGTTGCTGAGTGTCTAATTAACTCTGCTGTCTTTGGAACGGGCATTGGTGAAATTGTTTTAGAAGAAATCAAGGAAATGAAGCCTGCTACCGAGTCCATTATGGATGGAGAGCTTCAAGCTGTAGGCGTAAACATTACAGACCGCTTTGTTGTAAAGCTGAAGCCAGTGCTTCCACAAAACTTTTTAATTGATCCCGTAGCCACATCTATTGAAGATGCTTATGGCGTAGCTATTGATGAGTTTGTTAGCAAGCATCATGTTGAGATTTTGCAGGAAGAAGGCGTATATCGTCAGGCTCCTCTTGGGTCTGCGGCTCCTGATACTGACCTTGAGCCAGATCAGGATCTTACGATTTACAATGATGACAAAATTCGGCTAACCAAATACTACGGTCTTGTGCCTACTGAGCTTTTGAAGGCAGAAGGTTTGGATATTGAAGACGATTCTATGTACACCGAAGCTATTGTGGTAATTGGCAATGGCGGCGTGTTACTGAAGGCAACAAGAAACCCTTACATGATGGGTGATCGGCCTGTTGTGGCATTTCCATGGGATGTGGTTCCTGGGCGCTTTTGGGGTCGAGGTGTTTGTGAAAAGGGATATAACAGCCAAAAAGCGTTAGACACTGAATTGCGAGCGCGCATTGATGCGTTGTCTTTGACAATACATCCTATGCTGGCTGTAGATGCAACGCGATTGCCTCGCGGTGCTAAGCCAGAGGTTCGCCCAGGAAAAATGATCCTAACGAACGGCGACCCCCGAGAGGTTTTACAGCCATTTAACTTTGGTCAGGTTGGTCAGATTACATTTGCGCAGGCGGCAAGCCTTCAGCAAATGGTTCAGCAGGCTACTGGTGCGGTTGATTCTGCTGGCATTGCAGGACAAGTAAATGGCGAGGCTACGGCGGCAGGCATTTCTATGTCGCTGGGCGCTCTTATCAAGCGTCACAAGCGAACCTTGATTAATTTCCAGCAGTCATTTTTGATGCCGTTTGTTACGAAGGCGGCCCACCGTTATATGCAGTTTGATCCAGAAAATTATCCAGTTAAAGACTACAAGTTTATTGCTACGTCTACGCTGGGGATTATTGCTCGTGAATACGAGGTTACTCAACTGGTTCAGTTGCTACAAACCATGAAGCAAGACAGTCCTTTGTACCCTGTGTTGATTCAGAGCATTATCGACAACATGAATCTGAGCAACAGAGAGGAGCTAATTGCGGCAATGCAACAGGCATCACAGCCTAATCCGCAGGCTCAGCAAATGGCAATGATGGCTCAGCAGAGTCAGCTTGAGTTTCAGCAGAGTCAAACTGCGGCATTGCAGGCACAAGCGGCTGAGTCGCAGGCAAGAGCAAGCAAGCTGTCAGTTGAGGCTGGTCTTGCCCCAGAAGAGTTACAAATCGACAAAATCAATGCAATCACGCGCAATCTAAAAGAAGGCTCGGAAGAAGATAAAGAGTTTGAGCGAAGACTTAAGGTTGCGGATAGACTTCTAAAAGAACGTGAAGTGGAGGTGAAAAAACCCGATGTTAATGACGCAAACCGAAATGAACCGCCTGTTCAGCGAAGTGAACCAAGCATTCAAGAAGCACTCGGAACAAATGCTGGAGTTGCAGAACAGATTGGAGGCATTGGAGAGCAAATTCAATGAGCAAGAAAAAAGACCCAAAACTGGAACGCGCGGGCGTAAGCGGGTACAACAAACCGAAGAGAACGCCGAAACATCCGACTAAAAAGTTTGTTGTTGTTGCTAAAAAGGGTGACAAGACAAAAACGATTAGGTTTGGGGATCAGAAGATGACGATCAAGAAAGACCAGCCTGCTCGGAGAAAGTCATTTAGGGCAAGGCACAAGTGCGATACTAACCCGCCAGATAAATTAACGGCTCGATACTGGTCTTGCAAAAAGTGGTAAATCATAACTAAGGAGTGTGTTTTGAGTGCATTGGAGCGTAAGTACAAGTTAAAAACAAAAGATGGTATCGATACTGCAATTAAGTATCACCGATTTAAAAACCGCCCTGAAGAGAAGATTGTTGTGATGTACTCAGGCGGCATGGACAGCGTATCTCTCGCATGGAGTCTGCTAGAGCATACAAAGTTTGATGTACACATTCACTCAATTTACCTAGACAACTCTGAGGGTAGGTTTAAAGCCGAGGCAGAGGCTATTCATAACAGCATCAACTGGCTAAGAGATAATCAACGGCCTTTTGAGTTTTCGGCTTCGCTTTATTCGTATCGCGCAAAATATCCTGGCGGCAGAGATATGTCGTTAGCGCTGTTTCAAGCTGGTCGAGTAATTGCCGCTACCACAGAAAAAGTTGTTGGGGTATTTACTGGCGATTACAACATGAGCAAAGAGGAAAGTGCGGAGGCATACGGAGTTTTAACTGCTCTTTCTATGGCAAAAAACTACAAGCCAAAGTGGGCCGCTCCCTTTGATTATATGAGCAAGGTTTCTTTAGAAAGAAGCCTTGGTGTTTATTACGCAATGCCAGAGGGCTTGCGAAATTTGTATTGGTCGTGTAGAAGACCCAAGGAAGGCCCAGCTGGATTTTTAACTTGCGGCGAGTGTCATGCGTGTAAGCGCCAACATCAGATGAAGCAGGAGATAAAGCGTGGCGAAAAGCAGTAATCATTACAAGCGCGATGGCACTTTGTACTCAGGCGGGACTCACAAAATGCCAAATGGAGAGATTCACTCTGGCAAAACCCATACTAGCGGGTCAGTGCGGCTTTATCACTTTGATGATTTATCTAAAACAGCACAGGAAAAAGCTATGAAATACAACAAGCCTACACCTAAAAAGTCACCTTCTCGCAAAAGAACGCCAGCAAAACCCAAGCGTAAGCCAATGAAGCGCGGTTACTAAAGTGCCTAAAAAGCAAAAGAAAGCAAACGATGCTTGTGCAAAAAAGGTCAAAGCTCGTTACAAGGTATGGCCTTCTGCGTATGCGTCCGGTGCTGTAGCCAAATGCCGAAAGGTTGGCGCTAAAAACTGGGGGAATAAGAGTGGCAGTAAGAAAAAGTAAAAAAGGTGCCGCGCTTAAAAAATGGTTTAAAGAGGAATGGGTTGATTTAAAGACCGGAAAAGAATGCGGCAGAAAAACTGCTACCGGATCTAGTAGGCCATATCCTTCGTGTCGGCCTAAAAAAGTTGCGGCAAAAATGACATCAGCAGAAAAAGCTGAGTCAACAAGAAAGAAAACAGGGCGCAAAAGAGTACAACACGCGGTTACTGCATCAGGCAAGCGTCGAGCAAAGGTTAGAAAAAAGACTTGACCTTTCCTTTGATATGTTAAAATATCCGCAAAAGAGAAAACCTTATGGCCTCAATGAATAAAGAAACTGAATCTTATTACAATAAGTACTTTGACCTGTTTAGAACCGATGGTTGGAAGCAGTTAATTGAAGAGCTTACGCAGAATGCGCTGGTTATTAACAGTGTTGAAGCGGTAAAAGATAAAGATGACTTATATGTTCGCAAAGGGCAATTAAATGTTCTTGCATATGTTCTGAATCTTGAAGCAACAATCAACAACAACTTTGAAGAGTTGCAAAAGTCAGATGAAGATATTTGATTTCCGTTGCGAAAACGGTCATGTATTTGAAGATTTTGTAGAAAGCGGAACCACAACCAGTAGGTGCGGTTGTGGCGCAAATGCTACAAAGATCGTCTCAGCGTCAAATTTTGTACTAGATGGGTCAACTGGGGATTTCCCTGGGCGGCACATGAAGTGGGTACGAGAGCATGAAAAAGCGGGGCGAAAAGGACGGGAAGCTCGCCGAGAGGAGAGTTAATCCTAATTTTTTTCCATAACCTTTTAAGGCGGGAAAGTTTATATGATGTCACGAGCGACACTACTTGATGAGCGTTTGGAAGAGGATCTAGCAGAAGAGCAGGAAGTTACAGCTGAGCAACAAGAGGCTCCCATAGGGGAGGAACCTCAAGAGGTTGATTCAGACATTCCAGAAAAGTACCAAGGCAAGTCTGTAAAAGATTTAGTGCAGATGAACCAAGAGCTTGAGAAGTTTTCAGGCAAACAGAGTACGGAAGTGGGCGAACTGCGTAAACTGGTTGATACCTACATTCAAGCAGAACTCGGCAAAAAGCAAGCACCTGCAACACAGCAAGAAGATACAAATGGTGATGTTGATTTTTTTATCGACCCAACATCTGCTGTTCAAAAAGCAATTGACAACCACCCCAAGATCAGGGAAGCGGAGCAATACAACCGCCAGTACAAACAACAGGCTACTCTTGCACAGCTGAAGTCTAACCATCCAGAGATGGATGAAATATTGCAAGATCCTAAGTTTGCAGAATGGATTAAGGGGTCAAATGTCCGAACGAAACTGTTTGTGGAGGCTGACCAACAGTACGATTACGACTCAGCAAATGAGCTATTTAGTCTTTGGAAAGAACGCAAGGACGTAGCTCGCAGAACTGCTACAGCGGAACGCGCAAGTCGTAGAAATGCTATTAGGTCTGCCAATACAGGCAATGCTCGTGGGACAGGTGAGAGATCTGCTCGGAAAAAGTATCGTCGTGCTGACATTATTAAACTTATGAGAGATGACCCCGAGCGTTATAAATCAATGTCTGACGAGTTTTTGAAGGCATACGCGGAGGGTCGAGTTACATAGCCTTAAAAGGAGATTCCCATGGCTACAGCACCCTATCCTGGCGCGGCAGGTAATACCGCATTAGCAGAAGCTAAAGGCGCAGATAGTATCGGTTTCGTTCCAGCAATTTGGAGCGACGAAATTATCGCGGCTTATCAAAAGAACCTGAAGATGGCTCCCCTTGTCAAGCGTCTTTCTATGACGGGCAAGAAGGGTGACACCATTCATATTCCTAGCCCCGTCCGTGGCGATGCCAATGCAAAAGCGGCTGACACTGCGGTAACGATCATTGCCAACCAAGAGTCACAGCTGACCGTCACTATTGACCGTCACTTTGAATACTCGCGTCTGATTGAGGACATCGTAGAGGTTCAGGCTTTGTCCTCTCTGCGTCAGTTTTACACTGAAGATGCTGGTTATGCTCTGGCTGTGCAGGTTGACAACGACCTTCATGCCTCGGGCACTGGCTTTGGTGATGGTGGCGCTGTTGTATTTTCACCAGCCTCAACTGACTATGAGCACACTGGCTGTTTTATGAATGATGTCTCAGCAGGTGGTGTTACTCAGTACACCGATGACACCATCATTGATGGCGATGTGTTTACGGATGATTTTTTCCGTGACATGATCCAAAAGCTGGATGACAACAATGTGCCAATGGATAATCGCAGTTTGATTATTCCTCCTTCAGTACGAAACACAATCATGGGCATTTCACGTTATGTGTCTTCTGATTTTGTTTCAGGCACACCTGTCCAAAGCGGCTTGATCGGCAATCTGTATGGCGTAGACGTTTACGTTTCTGCTAACTGCCGAG